GGCGAAGGCGGCGTAGATGTATGTCACCCCACTTACGTTTTTTGATGTGCTTGGATGTTGGCGCACCTTGAAGCCATTGGATAATATGTCGATAGCTTGTGTGCCAATGTTTGCAGAGTTTTCAGAGTCTGACAGGTTTGCGCAAACAGTCAGATCTGTAGCGTTATAGGTATTTCTAGCTGTATCGTTGATGTCCCAGTTGTAGTAAGTTCCCCCAGAGGAACTGGATTTGATCATCACCCACCTCGGCCTGAACCCGGTATATACAAACGGACCATCTGCGCTGCCGTTGCCGGTGTAGCTGCCGAACGCGCTGTAGCCCGCGACTGGGGCGAAGCAGTAAGCGATAATTCTCTGGGTGTCGGCGTTTACCTCTAGTCCAGCGCCCAAATAGAGCAGCGTAGATGTCGGGGCAGTATTTTGCCAATACGATCCGCCGTCGTTGAGTGCCCGTGTCGGATTGTCCAGAATCAAATACTTACCAAGACCCCCCATATCAATGTGAAAAACAGGCCAAATACCAGAAGCATCTCTATTTTTAACAATTACTAATTTTGGCGCCGCTCCTAATCCGTGCCCCACGGTGGCGTTCGCGCCTGTCCCCGTATAACTAACAATCGAGAACCCCACACTAGGATTAGCCCTCACACTAGAAGTGATGGAGCCATCTGTGTTGGAGACGGTGGAGCTGCCGGCGTCCCAGCACCAACCTACATAGGATTTAGTAGACAAATTAACTTGAGACCAGTCTGCTGCTCCAGTGCCGGATTTTTCTAGTGTAAAACCAGTTGATGACGCCCCACTAATATATCCAAAGCTATCGTTGAGAACAGTCGTATCTCCTTCATCCTCAGTGCTGCTACTACTTAGTTTTGTGCCAGTTGAGTAGGTGCGGACAATATCCTGAAGAACGTGCTGAGTAGAGTTATCAGTCCTATTTTTAATCCAGATCAAACCAGGTGTGTTGCTGAAACCGAGCCCTGGTACTGTATTTGTTGCGCTTGTACCTGTGTACGTCACCACGTCCATATAATCCGAACCATCTTCAATCGTCGGGGCGGGTAATGATGCAGTATTGAGCGACTTGTAGCCGCTTACGGGGTAGGCGAAGGGGCGTTGACCGAAATTCCAATGATGCTCGACGTTGTAAACAGTAGTAGCCGGAAATAGTGGAGTAGTTACTGAATTTAGATTAGTGAAAATAGGGCTTCCAGAGTTTTGTATTGTGCCGTTATGGTATAAGTAAACATCACCATTATCCATATCAGCAGCAAAGCCGTAAGTAACGCCCGCTGTGCCTGTTGTATATGTCGGACTGACGGCGGCAACTATTGACCCTCTTACGGTAACAAGATACGCATAGTAGAGATAAACTGCAGCCTGGTTGCCTATATTCGTGGCACTGACATATGTTGGATCAGGTACGTCAGCAACGCCAGCGATGACGTTTTGCCAGTTAGAAGAATCCGAAGTGACTTCCCAATACCATTTGCCCGTCTTTGGTATCTCTATTGTTGTCAGCAGGCTGCCTGCGTAGGACGCATTACCACCATTAACTGTTAGATTTCCGTTTACAGGAGCCGGTGTTGCACTAAGTTTGCTTATGGGATTCCAAGTCGCATAATTCCCCCTCACCTCACCACCAACACCCGTATCCTCCTCGGTGCCATTGGTGGGTACGTCTACAAGGGAGTCGTTGTCTGCGCCAGCAGCCACGCTGATGTTGTTGACGGTCCAATCGTTGGATCCAGCGGCGTCCGTCCCTAATGCGGCGGCGGTGCTGTTATCAGCGAAATCAAGGTGGAAACCGTTCGTGCCATATGTCAGACCGGATGCGTCAATCGGTTGCCAGATGCCGTTGTCGTCGAACTCACCGAAGCTGGTGGGGTCTAACGCTTGGCCGTCGATAAAGTGAACATCGGCGAGGTAGCCGTCAAATTCACGACCAGCTGTATAAGTCTCCCTGCCGATATAATGCAGCTTATTATTATTTATACTGCCTACCTCATCGGGAGTAGCGCTAGTTCCGCTTAATACCTGCGCAGCACCGTTCATCCATACCTTTATACGATCTGCGTCTAATGCTTGTGTTGTATCAACAGAAACCACAAGATGATACCAAGCTGCCGAATCTCTATAAACTGCAGATGTTGTAAGGCTCCAGCCCCCATCGTTTCCGGTAGTTATAGTACCTGTTGGTTGGTTAAAACGTATATAGGTTCTGTTTACCACGCCTGCATCTCCAGCGCAAAACAAGTTTGGAAGAGTTACGCTTGTAGGGGTTACTTTCACCCATCCCGCCCAAGTCCACGTCTTGCGGTTGCCTGCTACATCAGGAGTCCAATCGAGATACGCCGAATCGGCTGAGTTGAACCTCAGGCTGCGTTCGATGGCGTAGCCGCCTGCACCACCTGCAGCTTGCCCACTAGAACCTGCTAATATATTATTAAAGACTGCCATAATCAGTAATTCCCAGTCCAGACAACTTGGATCTCACCGCTAGTACGGATCACATAATCAACACGATCAGTCTTTGAGTTAGTAGCAGTAATAGTCGGTGCAGTACCACCAGAGAAGAGATAAGCAGCAGCCCAACCACCAACGGTGTAAGGACCACCACTTGCTGGTTGAGCAATAAAGATAGAACCAGACTGACCAGCAGTTGCATTGGTAGCAGTGATGCTGGTTACGTTCTCAGACAGTTCAATGTAGAAGTTATTAGAAGCGTTGAAGTCAACATCAACAACACCAGAAGTACTGGTTAGCGTTGTGATTTCACCGCGTTGTCCAGCAGTAAAGGTCTGGGTAGCGTCAGTAACGGCGGTGTCAGGATCAACGGTAGGGGTAAGAGCACCACCTTCTACCACATATGTTTTATTTTGATCAGTTGCGTATGCAATTTCACCTTCCTGAAGGTCCAGGATGGAAGCATTAAGGTTTGCGTAAGTACCCCGTGCAATACGAATAGGAGTACGAGTACTAGGTGTTGGCATCAGAAGGAACCTCCGTCAAGTGTTTGAGTAGTGTTAATAGTGCTAGAGCCATTATCAAAGTTACCACCATCGGTAACAAGAACGCCAGAATCATCTGTCCAGCTAAGAGTACCTACACCGTCAGTAGTCAGCTTTTGTCCAGATGTACCAGCTGTTGCGGGTAGGGTGTAAAGCGTGCTTTGAGCTAAACTGCTAGGAGCTTGAATAGCAATAGCTTCAATCTCACTATCTTCTAGCAAGACTAATTGATTCCGTACATTTACGTTTTCAATCTCTACGTTAGACGTAAAGACTGCTGAACCAGTAGAATCAATGGTAATAGCAGCGGTACCACCTGTTGCAATACCTAATTCATTAGCACCAGGACTGTAGATACCTGTATCAGCATCACCAGTAAACCTTAGTGATGGTGCAGCCGCTGTACCAGCTGAAAGGATAATGTTATAACCGTTAGCATCTAAATCACCACCAAGTTGAGGTGTTGTATCATCGACAACTTCACTAGGCAATGCATCGACGTATGCTTTAGTTGCAGCGTCTTGTGCATCAGTAGGATTAGCCAAGTTAACAATCTTATTGTTCAAGGCATCCAACTGTCCACCAAGTTCAGGTGTAGTATCAGTTACAACGTCAAATGCGTATGAACCTGCACTAAAGTTGATGAATCCAGTACGTTGATCAACTTCAAAGAAGTCACCAATCTTAAACTTACCGTTTTGATCAGTAATAGCAGTCCAGACTTTACCACCGTTACTTTCTACGATTTGCTTAGCATCGTTAGGAACACCACCATTCTCAGGCAATGCAGAGTAGTTAGTACCGCTACCTACATACTCCATCGTATGACCGCTAGAAGCAATCTGAGAACGAAGGAAGAATGTTGCGGTTGCAGGAGTTGTTACATCTCCATCCAAACCTAGGTTCTCACTACGAAGACTAGGATTAGGACGGCTGATGGTTACATCCCATCCAGCACCATTAGCAGTAGCAGAAAGGATTGGATAAGTAACACCATTCAAAGTAACAAGCATGTTACCTTGTGGACGTGTCGCTGAACCGTGCCAACCTGCTGCAGCAGTGGGAGCATCAATGGTAAAAGTAATATCACCGCTAGTAGCATTAGTAGACAAAGCTGCACTAAAAATTGCAGTGGTAGATTTACCATCAGCAACCAATGCCTCATCACCAAAGTCAGTGGTAGAAGCAGCAAGGTTAGCTTGACCGCCATTCAATGCTTTGATGTGGTACTTGTTAAAGAAGGCGTAGCTACTGGTACACTGGGCATAACCGTTGTTAGTAACAAGGATACCAGGACCATTCAATGCAACGTGGGTGTAGCTATCAGCAACCATAGACCGCAAGGGACTATCGGCATGGACAGTAGCACCGTTAACCAGAAGACCACCACCAGTAGGAGCAGAATCAAGGTCACCTGCAGCACCACCAGCAGGGTTGTGTGCATTCAAATCACTGTTATTAATCTCACTATCAGAGAAGTTAGTACAATTCTGAATATAAGGAGACTTAGTAATGTAAGCGTTGCTATAGAATGCAGCGTTCCAACCTTGAGTAGTAGGTAGGGTTGCATCCAAAGTATTACCCGTACCAGTACCAGCTTTAACGCCAGTAAAAGTCAAGCTACTCAGATAACTACCACTGTTCAATTCAAACAGGTTATTTGTCTCAGTAGCAGGAGTTGGGTGTACAAGGCAGCTACGTAGAGCTTGACCGATAATAGAGACGTTACGGCGTTTGATTTGAATAGGTGCAATCTCCTGGTAAACACCAGCAGCAACTACAACAATTTGACCGTCACCATCACCAGTAACTTCAAGTTGGAAACCAGATCCACCGCCAGCTCCAAGATTAGCATCATCAGCAGATAGGATATCCCCAATGCTATAATTTTGAAGGGTAGCAGAACTAGTAACCGTTGCTGCAGTAACAATACCACTAGCAACAGTAATATTTGCTTGAAGACCAGTACCTGTACCACCAGTTAGAGGTACATTAGAATAAGTTCCGTCCGTATAACCAGATCCACCCGTTTTAATTGACGTATCAATTTCAGCGTTAATCTGGTTAATAGCAGCTTTAATTGTCTGTTTAGGTGCGCTAATACGGTGACCCGTGCTAGCATCATCACCAGTGGGATCAACATAGACTACATTAGTCTGCTCACGGAATGTACCACCAGAACTAACAGCAGTCCAACCTGTACCGTTCCAAATAGAAACAGTCAGATCATCATCATTCTGCAACCAAGTCTTACCTACTTCCCAGTCACTACCAGTAGGAGTAGCAACTTGAACAAGGGTATCAAAGCGGCGTGCAGCAGCAGAAGCAGTAAAGATGTTGGTATCAGCAGGAGCAGGAGAACCTGCATCTTGTTCTGCATAGGTAATGATCTGACTCTCTTTCAGACGGTCAAGATCAATACTATTAGCACCAAGACCAAACTCTACACCAAGATATGATTTGCTGAGAGTAACTCCTGTACCATCTGTGGTGATACCGTTTTGATTGTAAGCATCAAGAATCTCAGCATTCCTTGCATCAATAGCTTGAGTTGTAGCAATCTTATTATTGGCTACAACCCAAGTCTCTGCAGAAGTAATGATATCCTCATTCTTTAGTCGATCAAGATCAACGGAGTTTTCAGCAATACCAAGAGTAATAGTACCATCACCATCATCAGTAACTGTAATACCAGTACCATCTGTACCAATATCGTTAGTGATAGCAGTATCAATACGACCATCAACAGCAGCAGTGGTAGGTACACGATCATCATCGCTAACCCATGCCTCAGTGCTTTCTTGGGTTTCACCAGCTTCGTCTTGGAAGCGTTGATCCATGGCAGCGGTGGTAGCGATTTGTGTGTCGCTACTCACCCATACCTCATTAGATTTAATAGTCTGAACGTCTACATCCCAGGTGTTGTTCTTAATCTCTTGTACTGCAAAATTATTTTGAGTAAAGTTATTATTTAGATCCTCTGCTTTAATAGCAGAACCAGGGAAAAATGTAGCCTTCAGATCATCAATGTTTGTATCACGATAGATACGAATATCAACACCACTAGAAGGTGCAGTAGTAAAGCTAAGGGTGGTAGCGTTGGCAAAAGTAAATGCAGTTGTTTCGGTTCCATCAAGCGTTACCTTGACTTCATCTTGTTCTAAATATTCAAATGTAAAAGAATAGTTCGTAGTTGAACCATCCCCTGTAAACGTATTTGAGGTTACAGCCATAACGCTTTTAGTTTAATAAATTACTTAGAAAATTGTTCCATGTAATCAAGGAACCGCTTAGCTTCCGCTTGATTACTGCTACGTAGATACGAACCAGTGACTTCTTGGATGTAACGCTTACGGGTAATGTCTGAATAGCTAGGTGAATTAGCCATAGCCATATTCATTGCCCAACGT